CTGATATTCACCTTGCCAGCGAGCAGGTCTGCGTCAAGCGCCTGCGCGTTCGGCCAGCCTGGATACACGCGAATGTCGCAGTTCGCCACCGATGGTTGTCCGGTTCCGTTCGGATAGACGGCTGCTGCAGCCTGCGCAGCAAGCACCACCAGCACCTCGGAAATATCAGCCATTACGTCACCGCCTGCATCGCCGTCAGGCGCCAACCAGCGTCGGTAAGCTCCGCGCTGGAAATCGTGTATCGCCGGTCAAGGTCATCCGTGGCGATGTCGGACGAGCGCAACACGACGCCGGGATAAGCCGGCACCAGAATGTTCCACCAGGGCGTCTTCGTGTCTGCCGGCAGAACAGCGTCACCTTTCTCGCCCTTCGTTCCCTGCAGGACCGATGCCGGCCAGCCGGACATCAGCGTCTGCTCATTCTCTTCCGTGATGCCGCCGTAACCCAGCGCACCGACACCGGCCGCCGCCGGCGCGCGCAGGAAATTGACCGTCCGATTGCACTGGACCATCAGGATCGGTAGCGTGAGCTGCATCTGCGCGACGAAGAACGCTCCCTGCTCGCCGACTAGATAGTCGCCGACGCGCACCAGCGTGCCGTCGAATAGTCCGTACCATGTCGGCTTGCCGTACTTGTTCGGACGGCTGTAGGTCATGTCCTCGGCGTTGAAGCTGGCATTGATGGCAGTGACCGTCTGCCCCATCGAGGCGACGGCACTTGTCGCGCGGTAGACCGTGTTGATCGGCCCGATGCGCTGCGCTGCCTTGCCGTAGCCGGTATAAATCTTTCTCTGAAGTTTCGCGTAATCCATGATCAGCCTCGATCCATGCTGATCCCACCACTTGGGACGCCAGGTCCCGGCTCAAAGCCGATGAAACTGCAGAGTTCCTTGCGGATGCGGTTGTACAGCCCGAACCGATCTGATGTTTCCTGCTTGTTATGCGTCCACACGGCCGCCTTATCCGTATCGAGATTCTCGCGGATGGCGAACAGGTCGGACTCCAAGTCGTGCAGGTTCGCGAGGTATGTACCGGTCAGCACCGTTTCCTCTTCAGGAGTAAGTGTCGACAGGCGCTGAAAGAGCGACATCGTCAGCATGCCAAAGCGGCCGTAGACGACGTCTTGATTCTCGTTGATGATCATGGTGGTGCCGACCACTTGATAGCCCATATAACGGCGCGTATCGGTCATCTGGGAGGCAGTCAACGACATGATTCAGTTCCTTTAACAACGATTTGAAAAGCCTTTACGAATTAGGCAGCAGCATCCAGTAGCGCCTGCAAGTCCGCCTTCTTGGTCACTTCCGGAGGAATCGAGACCTTCTTTTCCGCCAGCGCCGCCTTGATCTGCTCAACGGTGAGGTCCGCCTTCTTGGTCACTTCGGGAGCCTCAAAAATCTGGTGCTTCTTTTCGTCAAAGTCCGTCTTGTTGATGACGACGTAACCCAGCGGGTTACCTTCCGATACCTCGGACTTGATTTGTACGGTTTCTACTGCGCTCATGCTTTTCTCCGATGAAAGAAGCGAGGCGAACCCCGCTTCTTTAATTTCACAAATGGCGACTGTTGGCGATTAGCCCAGCATGATCGCGATGTGGTTCGACTTGATGGCCTGGAAGCCCCAAGCCAGTCGAACGTGGTACACGATCTGCATAAACTGGCGGTAGACCGCCACGTCGAACGAGATTCCCGAGACCGGGTCGGTAACGGTGATCACGTCGTCGGCCATATCCATTGCCTTGCCATCCGGACCGACAGGCATGTTCGGCGCACGGGTGATCAGTTGGATTGCCGACTTGCTGAACGACAGGTTCGGCGTGGCACTGGCGCCGACGCTGATCGCGGTAGCAGACGCTGGAATTGCCTGCAACAGGCCGGGCGCCGCGATGTTGACAACACCAGGGGCTGAAATACCGGCTGCGACCACATACTTATTCGAATCGCCTGCTGGGCTGATCGTGTCGCCAGGCAGCAACGTGCCGGTGCCGGTAATCAGATTGATCTGCGTTGCACCGATGGCATAACCTGCGGTGTCGGTGGTGTAACTTGCAGCCGTACCCTTGGCGACAGGCTTGATGCCGGCCGAGTTATGGACGTCCTGCCCTTCCAGACGACCGATGATGCCTTGGCGCAGCAGCAGATCGGAACCGGCTTCGTTGACCTTGAACAGCACGTTTTGCTTGCCGCGCAGGTTGGCGATACCAGCCGAACCCAGCACCAGTTGCAGATCGGTTTGCGGCGCGCCGTTGTCATCCAGAATCTTGCGGGTCTGTGCGATGTCGGACAGGTCGCCGGCAGTGCCGAACGGCGCGGTGCCTGGCGTACCGTATGCGCGGGAAGCGCCTTGGTACGCAGTCGTGAACAGGTCGACTTCAATCTGGTTGATCAGCGTGCGGAAGGCTTGTTGGAACTGGCCGCTGAGGATGCCGGCATACGAGCCTGCATTCAACAGACCATTCTGCTCTTCGCCGTTCCAGCGAATCGGGGCATGCTTCGACTTGCTGATGGTCATCGACACATTACCGATTGTTTGATCGCCGGTGTTCGGCGCCGTGACGGCTGGCGTGTTATCTGCCAGGGTAGTAGCCGGTGTGATCGGGATCAGGATCTGCTGACCGACCGACGCGCGCTCAGCACTGGAGTTGCGCGACACGGCCGGGATCATGCCGACCATTTCGCGAGACACAACGTCCAGCGCTTCGTAGATCGTCGGAATCAGGCCGGTGAGCGAGTTCACGCCCAGCATGAGGCCGGTCTTCGCGGCGTAGTTGACCAGATGCGCATGGACGATCAGGCCGACAGCGCGCCCATACAGTTCGCCCTTGTAGGCAACGAAACGCACGGCTTGCTGCGACTTGTCGATGGCGGTGGTAGTCGCCTGGGCGACAAAGGACAGCGCAATGGCGACCAGCGCCAGCACGCCAAGAAATAGCTTTTTCATGGGAGATTACCTCTAAAGTTGGGCGACTTGAATTTTTGAAACGACAGGCCATCCAGCCCAAGCGCCAATCCCTATCCGGGGATTAAGCCAATTTGATACGGGGTATTACAGAAGCGAAAAAGCCCGCTGGACGCGGGCTTTATTGATGTTGCGATTGCTTATTAATCGACGACTACAGTGCCGGACTTGACTTCCGTCATTTGGTCGGCAGGAGACAGCGCCGTGAACTGCGTACGCGAAATCTCTTTCTTGCCACCGGCGCCAGCACCACCTTGACGAGCGCCGCCGCCAGAAGCGCCGGAACCCTTCAAAATCATGTCTTTGTTCGGATACTGCGACACGAAGACCTCGATCGCTTCTTCGAAGTTGGCATGCTCGCCGTGGCGTACAACGGAGAACATCGGATTGCCGTTAGCGTCGAGCGGCACCAGCTTGCCGTTCTCGACCTTCAGGCGATCACCGAATACCTTCTGCGCGATGTCCGGAGGAATCGCCAACTTCTCAGCGATGAATTTCGAGCCGGCGAAGCTGCCGCCAATGATGTGATTGTTCAAATCCTGAGTGAGCTTGGCATTCAAATCGGTCAGCGTCTTCTCTTTTTCCGCTGCGGCGCGTGTTGCCGCCTCGACCGACTCGCGGGCGGATTTAGTCGCCGCATCCTTGATTTCCTGCACCTTGCCGGCCGTCACCAGCTCGCCGTCCTTGATGTTCTTTGCCAGATCAATCGCTTTCTTTGCGGCCTCCGGATCCTCGATGCCGTCGAACTTCTTCAGTTTGTCTTCGGCCGCCTCTGCGCGCTCGCGGTGGTTCTTGGCCTCGCCGTTCAGGCGCGATATCGTCGTGAGCGTACCGTCGGCATCAAACGCGGCTTCGCGTCCGTCTGCATAGACGAATACCGGCTGCTTGTTGGCGCCTTCGCCGGTAGTGACAATATTTCCTGCGGAATCAAATTTGAATGGCATATCTGTCTTTCTGGGGCATCCGCCCGTTAGTGGTCATCTGACCGTGCACCGCGTTGCATCCGCTAGCGGCAATAAAAAGGCCCTCCGTTTAACTGGGGGGGCCTCAACAACTAATAGCTTCATTCCGTCTCGATCGGAACCTTGACCTCTGGCGTTACGGGCGGGTCAGCCTTGATCTTGGCCAAGACGTCAGTCCAAGCCAGATCAGGATTCACGATGCCGTAACGCTGCATTTCCGCAAAAGCATCTTCTTTCGACAAAATGCCGTTGAGCACCGCCTGCACCAGCGCCAGCATGAACGGCCCTGCGGCTTGCAGCACAGCGCTGGACGAGAAGTCGTCGAAGATGTCGACGCTGCCCTTGTATTCCATCTTGACCCAGAGGTGCATAACATCGATCGCGTTATCCAGCGCGTCTTCCAGACCTTCGACCATGCGGGACAGTTGGCATTTCGCTTCGCCGTCCTCGATGGTGTTCTGGGTCGCGGTGCTCTCTACCTGCGATTCGACAAGCAGCTCAGCACCCATCGCACGCATCTGGTTTTCCAGATCGCGTAGCGACAAGCGCCCTGCCTCAATTGCCTTGCCGCTGTGCTCGACGTACTCGGCTTTGCCCCCCGTCGGCAACATCAGCGCCGATTTCGCGCCAATGGTGATCTTCGTGTCTTCCGTGATGCCACTGATTGCCAAGATCGGCACGCGCGCCGTGTGCAAAATGGAATCCTGATCGCTCGATGACTGCCAGTGCTTGATATTGAGGTCCGCCAGATCGCGCAGCGGCGGCACAGCGGTCATGAATCCAGTGCGGCGGGTGTAGAACGTCACCAGCGGTATAAAGTCCAGCGACATCAATCCGTTGGCATACTCGACAAATTCGTTTTTGTCGTTCTTCCGGAAGGTTTGCCATGCGCCTGGCGTCAGGACGCGGACTTGCGGGACTATTCGAGTACCGAAATCGCCGTCGCTCTCTTCGATGAATTCCATAATCCGGATCTGCGTCGCCACCTCGGTGCCGTCTTTATCCTTGGCGCTCTTCCACCCCAGAATTTGACTCGGTTGGATGTGAACGAGGTAAGGCCGTACGCCGGCGGCATCCTCTGCTGCCTTGGTCTTGTAGAGTGGCGTGCCATCCTCGCCCAAGGTGACCGGATTCTCGACCAAAATATGCGTGAGCCCATATTTCAAGCCGGCGGTCATCAGGTTGTGTGCAAAAACCGTCAGGTTGTTGCCGCACATGTCGATGTTTTCAAACCACTTTTCCGCTTTCGCGTCGACATCGGTAGATGTCACGGCCTCGACAAAGGGCTTCGCCGCCATGTTCTCGACCGTCCGGCCCAGCCCATTGAACAGGGTCGACGTCTTTACGCGATAGTCGTAGCTATCGTCCGATTCGCGGGGAAACTTCGGCAGATATCGCTCGCGTGCGCGGCGCATAGCTGCGGTACCGCCGACCAGCGCGTCGATCTTTGCCCAGTCCTCGGACATGGCATTGACCGCCGCTGATGTCTCGTTGACTTTGGCTGACATGCTTTCCTTGCAATCTAAATATCGAGGTTATTCACTTGAGCGATGCGTTTCACGATCGGATACCGCTTCACGATGAAATATCCGTTTGCGTCGTTCGGGTGATCGTGGCCGGTTTTCTTATCGGGCTGGCCGTCGTTGCCCCAGCCCTGCTGTTCCAATGCCTCGGTGGTGGTCGGGCAAAGGTCAGTGTTGATCTTCCAACGGCGCTCACCCTTCGCATTCAGGATCATTCCGTTGTATGCGTTGACGCGGTCCTTCACCGCAGGGTTAGCAGGGTTCACCTCGACAGTGAATCCTG